CCAAAGTCTCCAGCCAACTGATCCATGTTGCCTGACATCAGCATCGCCAACTCGTTAGTATCTTTAAGTCCCATCGACTCAGCAATTGCTTTCTTCTCGTAATAAGTCATAGTGTCGAAGCTTTTGCCAGCATCATCAAGTGCTTGCTGCATCATACTAAATCTTTCCGCAGGATCTTCTGCTGCCATCACATCCATGGCATTAACAAAGTCACCACCGAGCATTGCGTTTAGTGCGCCGACAGATTCAGAGGCGCCTTCGAAAGTATCAAACTGTGAAGTAATATCGACTATTCTACCCATAGCAATGCCTGTTGCTTTGCTTGTTGCCGATAATCCTCGCATTGCTGTCTGAGCAGCTTCGGATCCGCCTGACAGTGCTGACATTGTGCCTGACAATTCTCCAAAACCTTCTGCTAGTTCCTGTGGAGCCATTCCTATGTCTTTTGCCATGGCAACCATGGTAGTGTTGAACTGCGCTGCATCTTCAGCGCCCATGCTTAAGCCTTTGTTCATAATTTGTGTGTTGGCTGCAAAAGTTTCTGATGCGATGCCATTTTCTTGCAATATGCCAGCAGTTTCTGTTAGCATTTTTTGCTGTTTTGTGCCGAGCATCGTAAAATCGCTCATGCCCTTGGCAAGATCACCCATAGCCTTAGCATTTTCTTCTACTGAAACACCGTTAAGTTTGTTTGCCTCGTATGTGTCTTTCATCATCTGATCATATTCTTTGCCAAGCCCAGTAGTCTTTCTGAATCCTACCTGTTGTTCGTCCAGCGCTTGCATTTGATCAAACGATGCCTTGGCGAGCTTGTACATTGATTCGCTAACCTTCTCCATTGCATTGAATACTAGCCCCTCTGCGGTGACTGTCTTCTTTAGTGACGCAACAAGCTCGTCATAGCCACCTTCTGCTGTCTCGAACATTACCGCCATGTCTATGACGCTACCAGTCATTGATTTTCTGTAGTCATCGGTATAGCCAATCGTTTTCTTAAGTCCATCTGCAACTCGATCAGAGGCTGTTGCTGCGTCTTCCATAGATTCATTATTGCGGCGCCGAGCCTCGTTTGCCTCAATCAGCGACTCGATGGTTGTTTTTAAAAGGAATATCTCACCCTCTTCTGTCTCACCAAGCTTAATCGTCTGCTCAAGTTTTTCTTTCAGTGCATCGATCTCTTTATCTTCCATGTAGATCTTTTCTTCTTGCAAATCACGCATCATTCTCAAATTTTCTGTGCGCGATGACTCAGACGCCATGAGGGCATCGAGAGACGCCTTCATCTTGTCGTATTGCTGAGAAGTTAATGCTTCTCTATCTTCTTCTACCTTAGCTCCGCTCTTCAAGATATCAAAAATCTCTTGAGCTAGCTTGGACGCGTCACCTTTGTTCTTGCCTTTAAGAACTGACTCTATAGCGCTTTTAGATAGTTTTTTAGCCATCAGTTAGCAATCCCCTACATGCCAACTGGCCAGTTCATGCCCGTCTTTCTTTTGAAAGCAGCGGCCTGACTAGTCAATTTGGCTTTATTTTTATATGTTCTGGGATCGTCTAGTCCATATTGCCTTGCAACATTTACATATTTCGTCTCAGCAGAAAGAGCTCTCATGTAGGCATCGATCTCTGTTTTTGTACCAGATATTTTCACATTTGGCTTATTGCCGCTTCCGAAAACATACTTTAGTATACTCTTAGTAAGATTTCCAAACATCCTAAGAAAGCTTTCGTCTAACTGTCCGTCCCTAGTCTTCGCAAAGTCTAAAACGAACTCTTCTAATTTGTCTTCTTCAAGTTGATCCATTTCGATATTCTCCCAGTACTATATAACTAGTTCAAGATATAAAAAGGGACACACTATACCGTTTACCTACTTTGGACGAGCAGGGGAATTTGCCGATAGTGGCGTACCACTTTTCGAGGCTTTCATTGCGCCTTCTCGTGCCTCTGCCTCATCTTTTAGTTGTTGAGAAAGTCGGTCGACGAACCAAGTTCTCAAGCCAATTGGCAAGCTGTATGCCTCTGTGAAGCTCCAGCTGCCATAATATTTCATAAAAAAGAATATCTCATAGACATTCGCCATGTAATCAGGACTTAGGCCAAAAAAACTCCGTTGTGAACGGAACCTCCAGTTCTGCTACATGATCGCAGGATTCGCACATAAATTCTTGTGCGGAGTCGATATCTGGTGTTATTGTCTTATATACGGTCCTCAGATACCTTGAATCAAAAGCTGGCATTGTTTGAACAAATTGATTTATTGTTCTTTGGCTTGTGTTGCCGTTTACTGCAACGATAAACATTTTCATCTGCTCAGTCAATAGGTTTTCGGACAGTTTTTCTCTTTTTCTTTTTTCTGTTGCTTTGAGAAGATCTCTTTCGTCTTTTCCTGTTAACATTCTAATTTCAGTCTTTACGCCAGATCTTGGCAACTCAAGTTCAAAGTTATTGTTTGGTAGTTTGACGACAGAATTCAGTTGTTCGTGTGAGTCTAAAGGGCGGCAGTTTATATCTAATAAATTAAATTCGTGCTTCTGTTGAGCTCCACAAGCAGGGCAAGAAACATTTGCAACATAATCTTCTCCATATGCTGAAGCTCTCGCTGACATCATAATGGCATTTCTGTCTCCAGAAAGTAAAGAATCTGTATTAATAGATTTATTAACAATTATACTTTGAATCATCCTTTCTAAAGCCAAGCCTTTTTTAAGTAAAGTCTTGGAAGTCAGAATATCTTCTTCTTTCGCAGTCATGTGTTTAATTTCTATCGTTTCTGATCCGCATAGCGGATGTCCCTCTGGGTAGAAGATCCCCTTCGAAGGGAGTTCAACTACTTCCGTTGGAACAACGAAAGAAAGTCCGCTGTTTCCAGCCGACTGTGGTGGGGTTTCAGTACCTGCATCTGTTGGCGAGCCTAGTGGTTGTTCCTCTAAGCCGCTACCAAATCGATCTTGGTTATTTCTTGATGACAATATACACCTCGCATGTTAAAATTATTGTCTTTTTTGTTAATTGTTAGCTGCCAGGATAAGGATCCGTTGAGCCGTCTGTGCTCCAGAATCTTGTTTGTCCTGCCAAATCTGTACCGTCCGCTCCGTCAGTGAGAACTTCTAGTGTTGCCCAGTCATAAGTGAACTCCATATCAATTTCTGACATTTCTTCTGCACTGTAATCAAGTGAGCCCGGAGTAACCTTTGTTAAGAATGCGTTCCAAAGAGTCCACTTCTCAATTTCATTTCCTTCCCAGTCAATCTGAGAAATTACAACATCGCCTAAAGCGCCAACTGCCAAGGACTTAGCAGTAGTAGTAAGATCTCCAGGATTAGTAGGAGGATGGTATCCAGCTGCTGTAGTGATTGCTGCCAGAGTTGAGATAGCATCTGGAGAGACTGGATCTACAACCTTACATGAGATTGGACTCCACTCTGTTCTACCTGGAAAGTTGAATTTGTGGTTTAAGTACATATGCTCAATAGCGTTTGTTGTCCAGTTTGGCTTGTCGACTGATTTTGCAAACCATAAGTGAGATTGATTAAAGCTAGTCAGTCGAATGATAAATCTAAAGCTACGCTTCGGATCTCTTACTCCTGATGCTAATTTTTCGGTCCAAAATGCCATTATTAAATTCTCCTTGTTATGCTATAACTAGTATTCATATTTTTTTTAATCGTCAAAAGATGCGCCAGTAGGGGCAATTACGAAATCAACTGCAATGTACTCGATTGCTCTAGCTGGCTTCAATAGAATCTTAGCGTATAACACGTTTTGATCAATTAGGTCTGGTGTTGTAGTTGACTCATCGAGAATCAAACGATACTCTGTAAGTCCGAACCTAGTCTTGACGCTTGACAGTAAGGGCTCAACGAGTGCTCTAAATCTATCCCAAGTTGCTTGAACATTCTGATCGAACAGAACTTGTGCAGCTTTGCGGGAAACTTCTTTCTTCAAGAAGATCATCAAGCGACGAACGTTGATTCTATCGAGCGCAGATCTATCTGCTTGA